AGGAGGGGCCGGAGCTGTCCAGACAGCAATAGCGTGCGGATGTGAAGTCGTGGTCACCGATGTCAATTTAGATCGGGACTATCACACCATGCCAACCCAAGAGGATTTTCACCAACCTTCGATTTTGCCCTTCTTCGCCTGGTTATGGCGACAAGGGTTCAAGGTGCAAATTCCTCTACCGCTACTTTGGTTGGGGTGGATCCAGTTTCACTGGACCGTTCGCTGGAAGCTGTTGGAAACCGCCGCCGAATCCATAGTGCGGGTACTCTTGTTTTGGTGGTTTGGATGTTTTAACTTCCTACCACTCATGGCACTGGCTGTAATGCTTCCTCGTTACCTGAAGAAAGTATTCGCCGGTTCCGTCTGGTGCACGAAGCCAGGAGTATTCGTTGCTAGGGGCCTTTGGCGGTACCCTATATTCATGTTCACGCCGAACTGGCTCATGCCATGGGTAGCCATGATGACGCTGTATGTTTGGTGGTGGCCATTGACTCAAGACGGCCTCAACTACTACACCGGCCGATATGAGCTTATCTACGAACCTGTATCCCGTGGAGGGTTCACTTTCTGTTATCCTTTTGGGCACTGGTGTCTTCGTGACAACGTGACCATGGAGGTTTACGAAGGTAAATTCCTCACCCCGGGCAAGCTCGAGATAGGTGACATATTCGGTTTAGTAGCCAATGAGAGGCCATTAAAACCAGACGCGGTCATCCATAGAGTGCCTTTCCATACTCAACACCTTCTGGAGAGCCTAAATGAGCCGCCTGCACCTTACGGCGCGTCGCACAATTGCACCACAGTTATCTTGAGGGCTATTATGCTGCGTAGTTTGGTCGGGTTCATTTTCGCTTATGGCATTTCTTGGGCGACCTATTTCGTCTTAAAACCTCCTCAGGAGTTCGCTCGTCTGTACAACTGGATTTTCCCGGAGAGGGACTGGACCCAATCGCTGGTCTTCAAAGCCATGGGCTTTGCAGCGGGCGGGGCCGTGCCCCTCGAGCACGAGGAATATCCAGCTGGGTTCGCACAGACGCGTGACGGAGAGGAAGCGCTCATCTCAGATCCGGCAACAGATGAGCCAGTAAAAGAACCGGAAACCGAAGCAACCATGACCCGGGAGGAGTCACGGGACGCTGAACAGAAACTTCCTCCTACAGATGAATCGCGTGACTGGGCATCTTCCGAGAAGAGCATCCACGAGATAAGTAATATGATTAACTATCTCTTGGGCGTCTTCAAGGATGCCTTATCAGGCCTATCCGACGATGAAAAGGCTACCATGGCTGAGAACATCTATCTTCGGTTACTGGAAGACGTAGATGGTCACATCCCTGAGGCTAATGATGTCGAGGTTCTCCAACTTCCGGACTGGAAGGTCGGCACATTTGCGGAGCTCATAGACGCAACCCACTGGGCGCTCTCGCAATGTTTGGAACCACGACTGATCAAGGCTTTCATTGATTGGATAAAAGGTTTAGGCCATAACCTGGGACAGATAATATGGCCAGTACTCGATGTGCTTGGGCGCGCGATGAACGCAGCCTATCAAGTTAGCAAGATCGCCGCGCGCCGGGTTTTCCACGTGATGTGTCACTGGATAGACCAGGCATTCGGACCTTCCACACCAACACGTGTCAAGACGGTGTGGGGTCTGACCGGGATCTTACCTAATGGTCTCACAGGCCAGAAGGCAAGGCTAGCCCAAGCTATCACTCGGATGGAATATAAAGGCAGGGGCCAATTCCTCGATGATTACGACAACTTCGTGTCCAACATCAAGGATAAAGCCAAGGGCCTGCCGTATTCCACGTCAATTGGAGGACCACAACGACGGTCTGTGCGCTATAGAAAGCCAGTAATGAGCCATCAAGCAGCTGACATTCTCGGTTTTAAACCCGATGAATACATTGTTGATGACGAATACCAGAAGCGCATAGACGACTACCTGAGGGAAGGGATACCTCAGGCAGTAGACGGAGTCCTTTTCGGAGATAAAAATCCCGAGCGCATACACCGTTCCATAGCCCGTTACGAGCCACAGTATGAAGCTACCTCAGCTGAAGACCGTGCCTTGATGGACGAGGTCGCCGAAGCAATGTTCAATCGGTGGCCCGAGGTATTTGCGGACCGAGACATCATGCCTCCAAACGGAGTCGAGGCCTATATCAAGATCAAATATAGCCCTGGCTCCCCGTTTATCGGTTCCAAGTACACATCAAGAAAGATGCTCAAAGAAACGGGTGTGATGGATGTGATTAAAGAGAACGCTCTTGCCGCGATAAGATCTGGGGTGTACCCAACCCAGTTTTATCACGCTTTCGCCAAAAGTCAAGCTGTCGACGGCAGCGCACTGCTGCCTCCTAAGATGAAAGACCTTAGGACAGTGGTGAGCCAAGACATCCCTAGTTATTTCGTTGATCAAATCTTTCAGATCGAAGCGAACAAGCGAATAACTTGGGAGACTTACGGCGCGGGCAGCGGCATGCCCTTGAACCAAGCCATGGATCGGATATTCAACGAATTTCACGATCTGAGGCTCAAGGAAGGTGGCCAGTTCATAGTCGCGGACGCTAAAGCTTACGATTCAAAATGCAAACCGGCGCTGTTCCATGCCGGTGCGAAGCTTTACGACCTTGGTTACGAGAACCACCCTTCCGGTAAAGGACCTCTTTTCTCACAGGTCATCCGGTGTAAGTATGAAGCGATGCAAAACGCATGGGTCTTCGGGATCACCGAACCCTCCTACGATTCCCTAGTGTTTAGCGTGAACGACCGAGAGTCACGCGAGGCACTTGAACAGTCCTACAAGAACGACATCTGCAAGTGGGTTGACTTCTTGCAGCACAACGACTGGTCAGAATCCGACTGGAAGGCTCTAACCTTCTCTGAGCAACAAGAGTTGGTTAAATCCATGAAAATCCCAGCTGGTAAGGTCCTATTGACTTACCATCCTGACATCGCTCCTACGAGCGCATCCTGGCAAGGTTCCTTCAGCCTCGGTAAAGATAATGGGGAGTTTCGGAAGCATCAAACCTACTTCTACTCCTCAAGGCTGCAATTAAAGGAAGACATAGCCCGTGTGGTCCACGCCAACAGGAACGTGATTTCAAACATTCATTGCAAGAATCGCGGTGGCGGCACCGGTCAAAGTGCCACCTCCTGGGACAACACAGCTACATTCAAGGCTGGCGTAATCGGCGCATGGGCACGCGCCACAGGTAAAAGGCCCCATCAATTCTTCGACACCAACAAGTTCTTTAATACCAGTGATGATACTGTGTGGTGGAGCAAAGACCTCATGACCTCGGGGGAGGTGGACAAGTTTAAGCACGCTGCTGCGGAACTTGGCATTATGTTGGAAATCGGGGCAACCCGAAAGATAACAGAAGTCGAGTACCTGAGCAAGCTGCCGAGACCTCCCACGGCCGAGGACAGTGAGGACTACAAAGCCTGGAGGAAGGGCAGACTGGAGCAGTTCCGTAGAGCCAACAACCTCACGCCTTCTCAATTGCAAGCATTTGAGGAGCGTAGGATGCCCCGCTTTATGGTCGTCCAGAACCCGACCGCCATCATGCTACGCCGGACTGCCTTTAGGTACTACCAAGGCAGTCAATCGCGCTTCTTGTACACCTCGTGCGAGCGTGGGAGCGGTCACGCGTTAGTGACTGCTTTCCAGCCTACACTGTACAAGAGGTTCGCGACGGAGTGGTGTGAGGACATGAACAGACTTTGTGCTTCCATGCACATCAATCAACACTGGGTGTTGAAGGACCAGGAGTGCAGACAAAAGATGCGTGTTGAGCAGGTTAATCCACAATGGAAGCTGAACTTCAAGTCATCCCCCCGACAGGAAGCTTTCATCGAGTGGCAGAAACAGGCGAAATACCCGTCTTATGCAAGGGTGGTTCATACACATCTCAACCTTAAGGACCCGGACCCCTTAGCTCACGAAAAGTTCCTAGCTAAGTTGGACCGAGCCTGGCGTGGCAACGACGAGCTCCTCAGGGATTTCGTAGACACCGTCTACAAAGCGACGGACTACATCCCGGATGAGATCAAGCGTTTCATGCCCTCAGTTGATATGTTGTACGCTGAAAACCCTTGGCATACGCATAACCAGCGCACTGAGAAGTTTATTTATCTCAGGGCGTTGGAGAACTCCACGGTCGATGAGTTAACATTCTCCGCATACGATAGCATCGTTAGGGAATCCCCCTATGCTATATGTATGAATCCAATCAAGTTCTGGGAGGATCTTAGAAACCCAGAATACGCAGCAAACGTCCGTGGTGACGGCGGCGTGATCCCGAAGGTTAGAATATATCAAGCGCACACGATAATTACATCGCTTGTATACTTTTCCATGCATTCGGTTGAGATGATCATCCAGCGCACTTGGCTGATTGGTCCGCTCTACAACCTTTTCATGTGGTCCTTCTGGGGTCTCTCCAAAGTTTACGGATTGGCAAACACCTGCTATTGGCATTCTACAGCGAGGTCCAGTCGCGAGATCTCATCCATCATGCCGCGCGACCCTTATTTGTGGTCTAAGCGGTTTGCGATGTCGATGAGTGATCTCGTCCCTGAGCAAGTAGGCATCATGTGCGTACTTCTTACCTTCCTGTTTGATGCCATAGCAGAAGTTGTGGAAATCTTGTTTGGCAGAATATGGAGGATGTTGCAAAACATCAAATCTGTTGGTCCCTCATATGGAGACACACGGGCAGGTGCACCCACAAATGCACCCCAAAATCCTTGGCTCGCCCACGCACGTTCGTATGGGCAGCAAGCAATAGACCACGGTCGTGTTACGGTGGCAGCTAGAACCGCTTCAGGCAAGTCAACCTTCTTCCCCGCAGCAATGTGGGCCGAGCGTAGAGAACTCGGGGTGGAGAAGTTTTGGATTCTCATGCCAACGAAGCTATTGGTCCAAGAGTGGAGCATCCCTTTTGACATCCGCACCCAAAAGGTGCGGAGGGGTCAATCGCTGGATCCTACCGCTGACATCTTTGTGACTACGTATGGGCATTTCCTTCGTAGGTTGCCTCACATTGATGTCCACAAGACAATAGTGTTCTTTGATGAGTTCCATCTAATGAGCGGTTTCATGTTGCA